TCTTTAAATTGATGCATATAATATCTAGCTCTTGCTATTAATACAGGAACATACATATCTGGAAATACTATTGCATCTCCATGTGCGCTTAAAGCTGTAGGTAAATCCCACGCAAAAAACCACACTCTATAAACTTTATCTGGTATTGGACTTACTCCAAACTTTCTTCCATCTGTACTTCTGAATACAACATTAGGCTTTCCCCATGTTTGTGAATCAGCATCATCTACGTTCTCCGCTTCTCTACGGAAGTCTTTCCAATCTTCAAGTGATCTGAAAGTAAGGTTTTTACTATCATAAGGAGCAGATGCTCCACTAACACCTATAGTTGTTAAGTAAAAATCATCCCAATTAATTGCTCCGTAGTCTGTAGTTACTGCACTAGAAGCAGCTTTTAGCTCGTACCAACGAGTTCCTGCAACAGTTTCCACATAGACATTACCATAAAACGGATCTGTTGATCCGCTTTCTCCTGTTGATAAGAATGTCCAACGAGGCTCTGCACTTACAATATCATTATAAGCTCTATTTATACAGTCTTTAACATGTGCTTGTATTCCTACAGCACTTGAAAAATTACTAGAGGTTAATACTACTTCATTTGATTCTCTTAATAATTCGTTTGATAATTGTAAATAGGTCGTTGCCATTATATTTTTTTCCTACTAAAATCTTTCTTATTGCCGAAAATTCTATCCCAACCTTCGGAATATAGTTGTTTGTCTTTTTTATTATAAAACTTAGCTGATATACCAAGTTTTCGATTGCCTCTCTTCTTATTCTTTAAGATGACAGGTCTTGAATCTGTTCCTACTTGTGGCATTTGTTTTTTTCCTTTTAATTAGGTTTTTGTACTGATCCACCATCTTTAAAACTTAATCTAAATAATCCAAAAGGACCACCTATTACTTTTTTACCTTTTGCCGTTGTAGGACTCGCTGCTGTTTTAGTTTTACTTGCACTTGCAGAAGAGGTTCCGCCTGATACAGCTTTTACAACTGTTCCTGTTACTTTTTTACTCATTTTATTTCCTTTTTTTTAAGTATGGGGAAGGAGAATATTATAGAATTTCCTTCCCTCACACCGTTTTATTGCTCGAATTAACGATTAGTCAATCGCATAGAAAGCTGATACCAAAGCTTCGCTACGAAGTACATCAGCGCCATAGACGTGAAGACCTCTAACGATGTCACCAAAACTGTCGGGATCACGGATCACTTCAGTTTGTGTGATAGCTTGGGCAGTAGCGCAGGCTGAAATATGTCCAGCTAAACATTTACCACTAGCTGTTGAAGCAGCAGCAATATTGTTAGATTTGTACATATCAAAACCACGTAACTTTCCACTTGATACTAAGCCATTTCTAAGAGAACCTTGACCTGCGTTGTAGTCAACTGACATTAATTTTGAACCAGACTGAGACAGTTGCTCATACCATGAAGGTGGAGCGACAAACCATCTACCTTCTTCAGGGATGTTTTGTTCGTCTAATAGTCTAGCCATAAATGCCATTACATCAAGAGGATCAGCACCAGTACCATCAGAACCAGTAAGGTCGATAGAATTAGAGCCGCCTTGATGTTGCCCCATTGTTTGAGTAGCGGCTGAAGCATCAGCACCTAACACGTGGTCAGGTGAAGAAGTTGAGACACCACTAAACAATTCGGCAATAACACCTTCATCAAAAGCATCTTTTAGAGCGTAAGCTGCAGAAGAGGATGCGACCTCTTTCCAGTTTACGTGAGACATAGATCTCTCAATGTCATCTACTTTGAATTTGAAAGCGTTTGCTACATCAACAGTAAGGGTTTCTTCCATGTCAGTAAGCTTGGTCTGAGTAACGTCAGCACCTCTTTCATACTGATAAACAGTAATCGTAGGTTCTTTGACGATACGCACAGTATCTCCGTAAGCGGATATATCACCAGAATAATCAGTATTAGTGATTGCTTCTGCTACTGAGGCTTTTCTAAAAAAGTTAAGTACCTTCTTTGAATAAACCTTAGGCATAAAGAATGCATTAGTTTGTCCAGTTACGGAGTTGCCAAAGTTACCATCAGTATCAGTCGATTGCTCGAATAGAGCATCAGATTGATTATAAGCCATTTTAAGTCACCTTTAAATGTTAATAGTTATACTTTTAATTACGCACTCTACCTTCTTCAAGAGCTTTATCAATCTCTGATTCGAGACGATCAAACTCATCCATAGGTAGTGCGGCAATCTCCTCTTGAGTCCAAATTTTAGGTTCTGCTGTAGGATCTACTGTTGTAGTCTTAGTAGAAACCATGTCCGCAGCCTTTGAGCTGGACTTCTTAGACTTCTTACGAGTCTGCTCTTTCTGAGATGCCCCTAATCCTGTATCGTTTTTAAACAAATCAATTGCTCGACTTGCTAAACGAACATTATTAGGATTATTGTAAACCCATGCTTGGATATCTTCTGGTTGAGAAGCTGCCCAATCGTGAAAATCATCGCTATCTCGAATGTCTTCGAAATCAGGATGCCTAGTAAGGAGTTCCTTTTCAGCTTCCCTATGTAGAATTTCTGATTCTCTTGATTCTAAAGCTGAAATCTTAGAATTTAATTCTTCGACTTTAGCTTCGCTCTGCAAGTGTGAAACAGTTTCAACTATATCAAAAACATCTGGATATTGCTCTTTAAACTTTTCAACTTCCTCAGGAGTTTTAGGAACTTTATACTCAGGTCGATTAGCAGTTGCTTCTTGAATGAGTTCTTGTTCACGTCTTCTCCACTTATTGAGTTCATCGTCTCTAAGTCTTTTCACGTCATCGTATCTTTTTTTCCAGTTATGCTCAACTTTTTTATAAGGTTTAGCCTTCTTTGTATCTGGTTGTTCTTCTTGTTGGTCGCCTTGTTCCTGTGGTTCAGGTCGAGGGGCAACAAATAAACTCTCAGCAGTCAAACCTTCTTTTGGCATAACATCGTCCGTATGCCACGCTTTTTTTGCGTTATACGGATTAGGTACTGGTTTACTTTCTTGTGCTTCTTCAGAAGCAACATTTTCATTTTCAGTCATTTTTACTCTCCTTCCTTTGGGCTTGTCTTCTCCAAGGTAACTTATTCAAAGAACGTCTTCTATATAAGGGCTTGCTTGAGCAAGGTAGCATCAAAAGGTATTTACTTTTTAGAATGTGTAGAGTGCTGTTTGACTAAAACAGGTCGCTCTACGTTAATTTAACCAGCGAATAAACTCAGTCTAGGATCTAGTAGTCTCATAGCTTCTCTATTTTTGATAGCTAATCCACGTTCGTCCTCAGAAGCACCAGCAACAATTGCTGTTCCTTCCGTTTGAGCTAACCCACCAGTACTTGCTGTTTGTCTTTCACCATCTGCCTCTTGTTCAGCTAGTTCCATTAACTCTTGTAGAGCCTCTGGACCTATCTGATTAGCTGCTTTTGCTGTCATGACAAACTCTCCATCCGATAACCTTGCGGGTATCGAATCGGAAACGGCTGATCCTGGACCTTCGATAGGACCAGAACCTGAGAATTCAGATGCCGTTTGGACAACCTTATCAAAGATGATACTTAGTTCATCATCCTCATTAAGTCTGTCCAAAAGGTACTGTTCTTCTCCTTCATCTAATGCTTCATCAATTATAAAACCTAGATAATTATCTTCCATTTCTTCGTCTGGAAGTTGTGTTTCTTCCATATATTCTTCGTGTGTTGCGCCTGGCATTACAGTTCCGTCAGGCATTATATGTGTAGGCTCTTCTTCTTCTTTTGGCATTAAAGAACCCATTTGTTGATCAATCTCTATCTGTTCCTCTGCGCTCAATACTTCTCCTCCCTCTTGCATAGGTCTTTTACTATATTTTATAGGTTCTTGTTCTTGTGGAGGCTCTATTGGTAGAGAATCTGCTGATACCTTACCTTTAGATAAGTCACGAGAAATACTTCCTACACGACCTGGTATTTCCACATCAGGTTGAACTGTCTTTTGTTTCATTTGCTGTATAACCTGATTAACTGCTTCTCTTATCATATTATTCTTCTCTTCTATTTAAGGCTTCTTCAACCTGTTCCTTGAGCTGCTCTAGGCGTACCAGAGAATTGATCTTCCCCTGGCAACGGAACATCTCCTGTTCCGATGTTACCACCACCAGTGCCTGTAGCTCCAATATCTTGAGGTTGTTGAGGTGCTCCTTGAGGGCCTCCCATTGTAGGCGGTTGTTCACCAGTGGCTTGAGCTTCCGCGCCAGTTCCTTGTTCAGCATTTTGCATTCCTATAATTTGTGCCATAATAGCTGCTTCCTCTGGATCGTTGAGTATCTCTTCGGGATCAAGATCCAAACTATAGGCGAGTTCACTAATTAACTTAGAAATCTTAACAAACGGAGCAATAGCTGGATTTTGTACAGTTTGTAAGAACATAGTCAATCTTTGACTTCTTACTTCTTTCTGCATTAGGCTATTCGTTCCCATCGCATTAATTTCTAAATCTCCCTCGATTCTTAACTTAGCTTCCATGAATTGCATATTCCATTGGAAGTATGCTTCACCTAAAGGTTTAAGCAAGAAATCATCTAAATTCTTTACAACAGTTTTAATGTTTAAGTTGGCAGCACCGAGTAACATCGACATACCTGATGCTGTCCTTGTCATACTTTGCACACCTGTTTGTCCATGCGAGTATGAAGGAATACCTGTTTGTTCGTCTGCTAATTGTCTAAAACGATCAAACATCATCATGTTTTCAGGTGCAGTATTTGGAAATTTCAAACCATGTACTGCTTGCCCTGGCATTCCTGCTTGTCTGCGGAATATCTTACCTGGGTATATTTCCATCGACTGCCCGCCTACAAGAGCAGATTCATCTACATCAAAAACTAATGATCCTGCTAAAGCTAGATTATCAATTGCCATTCTTGCATGACCATTCATAACTTTCTGAGAATCATCCATGTTCTCAGCTACACCAATACCAAAGAAACTATATGGGTTTCTTTCGTATGGAAAAGAGTGATAAGGTATTCTATGTGGAGTAAAAGGATTTATAACAACACGAAGAAGTTTTCCATTACATACCCAAGCATTAACTTGGACTTCATCTAAATCATCTACGTTAGCTGGAACATCTACTTCAACTTGTCGTAGATACTCAGCATCCATTATTCCCCAATATTCTAATACTTCAAATTTATCAGTATTACCTTCTATATCATTATCATCTTCGTTTAACTGATCATCATAATATTTAGTTTCATAGTTTGCACCCATCATTAGACAATCACGAATTGCATCAGTATCGAAGTAAGGCATTTTACGTAAAGCTCTAAGTTGGCTTTTATTTAGCTTATGTCTGTGGAATACGTATTCGCATTCTTCTATATTGGTTGCTGCGGGATCAGGAAAGAAATCCCAAACACTAACAAACTCAATACGAGGTACTCTAACATCTATAGGATTATAAGTTCTTTCTCCGTCTTCTCCTTCTTCCCATCGACTTAAAGTTTTATTAAAATTGAAAGGTCCTTTTACTACTCCTGTTCCAAGGAGTGCGGATTCAAGCAACGCATTTCTTATTTCGGATGATCCTTTAGACTCTTCAATTTGATCGTGGATTAATTTTTCCATTCTTCTTGAAGCCAGTTGAGCAGGTTTAATCTCAATCTCTTGAGGCAGTGGACTTGTACCGTCAGTTAATATCTCTTTGGCTTCTTCTTCTAATATAAACTTTCCATTACTAAAGGTAG